GAAGCAGAGCGCAAGATTGAAGCGCAGTTAACGGAGCACCTTGCCAAGATTGATTTGGCACAGCTTGATATCAATAAGACCGAGGCAGCACACCGCAGCATATTTGTGGCTGGATGGCGTCCGTTCATCGGTTGGTCATGCGGCGTTGCACTCGCTTGGAACTATATCGCGCAGCCCGTTCTGGTTTTCACACTGGCGCAGACCGGCAATCTAGTCGAGCTGCCTTCACTCGATATGTCGCAGATGATGCCTGTCCTCATGGGCATGTTGGGCCTCGGCGGCCTACGGACGTTTGAAAAGTACAAATCGGTGAGTAAGTGATGGCTACTAAAACACGAGGTATTGGCGTTTCTGAGTGGAAGCCTCTTGGCGTTAAGCACTCCACCAGCATTGGGCGTGGCTCTAACTCAAAACCTAAGAACAAACACAAAAAGAGAAGTTGGAAAAAATATCGCGGTCAAGGATGATATGCCAAATCCCGGAATAAGCAAAAAAGTAGCAGAAGAGTTCATACTTCTTGTTGAAAAAAAACTTCAGGAAGGACACCCTCCTCCTGGAGTTTATGTTAATGGGCTCAAGGGTGCTGTCGCGTCAGCAGCTGCTGACCTAGGTGTGCGATCTTCAAGTGCAAATGGCAGGTTGGCCGCATCTGAACGTGTTTTCCGTTCTCCTAACTGGTCTCTTTACAAAGGTTCTGAAAATATTGAAGGCCAAACTTCAAATGAAACTTTTGATTTGCCAGTTTTCCCTGATGATGATATCTCTACTGAAGAAGTCCTTGATCATCTTTCCAAAAGGTTTGAAAAGAAGCTAAGGAATGAAGATGCCAAAACTTGGTTCGAAGTTAAAATAAAAGTTCCCGGACCAATTGGCCTAGCTGTAGTGGGTGATCCGCATTTAGGAACGAGTTGCAACATACCGCTGCTGCGCAGGGATGTGGACATACTGCGAAACACCGAGGGCATGCTCGCTGTCAACATCGGTGACACAGCAGACAACTGGGGTAGGCTGGTTCACCTTTATGCAGAATCAGATATTAGTCGGCCAACAGAGCGGAAGCTGGCTAGGTGGTTCTTGAAAGAAGCTGGCATCCCTTGGGCTGTCTGGCTCCATGGAAACCACGACACAATGCACAGTGAGTTCGCAACTTTCTTGAAATCAGAGAATGTCGCTCAGATACCTATGATAGATTGGCGAGCCAAGTTCAAACTTTGTTTCCCCGGCGGAGGTGAAGTTAGGATCGATGCAGCTCACAATCACAAAGGGACTTCAATTTACAACCGTTTACACGGTCAGAAGCGAGCAGCTCTGTGGGATGAGGATGCTGACATTTATGTCGCTGGCCACTACCATACTTGGGGAATGACTCAAGAAGAGATGGATGATGGTCGCGTTGTGTGGATGGCGAGGGCTCGTGGGTACAAGTGGATCGACGAGTATGCGACCCGACATAACTTCCACAGGGATGAGTATGGCTCCACAATTCTGTTCGTCATAGACCCGGAAGAGGAGAATGAGGTCCGACGGATCAGTGCGTTCGCTGATCTTGAAGAGGGCGCAGAGTTCCTCTCTTGGAAAAGGGAAAAGGCAAAAAGATGAATATTGAACGGTTGATGTCCGACCTCGAAGAAGACGAAGGCTTCGTAGCAGAGATCTATCTTGATCACCTCGGATATCCGACATTTGGCATCGGACATCTGATAACTGAAAATGACCCAGAGTTCGGCAAAGAAGTTGGCACTGCTGTATCTTACGAGCGTGTCCGGCAAGCATTCAAAAAAGACATAGAGTCTGTGATTTCTGATTGTCATAAGTTGTGTGATGACTTCGATGGCCTCCCGGAAGAGGCACAACTCGTCATCGCCAACATGATGTTCAATCTTGGCTTTCCTAGATTGTCAAAATTCAGTAAGATGGTTGCAGCAGCAAACCAGCATGACTGGCCAGAAATGGCTAACCAGATGGTCGACAGCAGGTGGTATAAGCAAGTAACCAGCAGAGCCTCTCGCCTAGAGAGAAGGATCAGGAGTTTGGCATAATGCCTCTTAATTTGATTCAGATCAAAGCAGGTATTGTCAAAGATATCACACCCTACTCTGCTGGCAAAAATGGCCCTTTCTGGGTTGACGGGGATAATGTTCGCTTCCGTAATGGCTATGCCACCAAAATCGGTGGCTGGGAAAATGAGCCTATATATTCCCTAGACTCTGCTGGCGGAGTCTCAACGACTGCTGCAGCCCTTCAAGGGGTCCCGAGAAAGATAAATTATTGGCGAGATCTCGATGGTGACGACAATATCTCTGTCGGGACCTCCAATCACCTTTATATTATACGCGACGGTGGCATATTTGACATAACACCACTCGCCAATGCTGCTGCATCTCTGACTGACCCGTTCACGACTGTTGATACAGAAAGTGTTGTCACAGTTGCGGACACTGGGCATGGCATGAGTGATGGGGATTTTGTTGTTTTCTCCGGAGCCTCAGCAGTCAATGGCATAGCAGCAGACACTCTTAATCGTTACTCCGGATTTCAGATAACTTATGTTGATGCCAATTCATACACCATTGAAACCGGGGAGGCGGCGAACGCTAGTGGCTCTGGGGGCGGAAGTGTAACGGCGAGCCACCTTATTGGCGCTGACGAAGGTCTTGGGATAGCTACTGCCGCTGCCGCATATGGCTGGGGGGCTGGTACTTGGGGGGCAAGTACGTGGGGAACACCAAGAACTTCGTCAGTCGCTACCCTTCAGATCTCTCAGTGGACGACGCCTCTTTGGGGAGAGGATCTGCTGGCTTGTGTCCGCAGTGGTCAGCTTTATTATTGGGATGCATCTGCAGGGACAAGTTCAAGAGCAGTTCTTGTTTCCAGCTTGGGCGGAGCTTCTGACGTACCGACAGCGAGCAGGCTTGTAGGAGTTTCTTTCCCAGACCGGCATGCAATTTGTTTCGGCTGCAATCCATTAGGAAGTGCAACGCAAGATCCGATGCTGATTCGCTGGTCGGATCAAGAAGATTACACCGACTGGACTCCGACAGCAACCAACACCTCCGGGGACCAGAGGCTTGAAATAGGCACAAAAATTGTTACCGCAATGCCGACTCGTGAAGAGATGTTCGTTGCCACTGATGAAGCAGTTTACGGCATGGCATTCGTTGGCCCTCCGTTCACATTCTCTTTCCGACTCGTCGGCACCAACTGTGGTGCTGTCGGGATCAATACGATGATGAATGTTGACGGCGACATTTATTGGATGGGTAAATCAGACTTCTTTTTATACAATGGTTCTGTCGCAGAGATCCCCTGCCCAGTGCAGTTTTATGTTTTTGACAGACTTAACAAAGACGAGTTTGACAAGTGCTTTGCTGCACACAACAAAGAGTTCAACGAGGTGACTTGGTTCTACGTTAGCCAAGATAACACTGATGAAGATCCTGAGCCAGACTCTTATGTGTCTTATAATTACAGAGACAACGCTTGGTCCATTGGGTCTATGGATCGGACCTGTTGGTTTGATTCCTTTGGATTCCGAAAGGTTCCCTTCTCGTTCTCAAAAGATGGCTACCTCTACAACCAAGAAACTGGGAACGATGCTGACGGCGTGGCGATGAATGCTTATGTCAAATCTTCTCCACTAGAGATGTCTCAGACAGGCAATGAGCTGATGCTTGTTGACAAAATCGTCCCGGACCTCTCAGTTACGGGAAATCTCAACTGCACCGTTTATTCTCGAAAATACCCTGACTCTTCTGAAACGACAAAAGGGCCATTTACTATTTCGTCAGATACAGGTAAAGTAAGCATGAGGTCTCGTGGCCGTCAGATGAGTCTTGAGCTGGGAAGCAATGAGCTCGGCTCTTCTTGGTCTATTGGTGACTTCAGATTCAATGTGAGGAGCGATGGCCTCAGATGAGTGTTCTTAACACAAGATTGCCACAACCGGGGGCTGAAATTGACCGGCAGTGGGCTGTTCGGCTTGTGTCAACGCTCGAAATAATTTTGCGTAATCTCTCTAACTCTGCGTCCACGACTCCTTATCAGATGTCGAATGTGACGGAAGATTACGTTCTTGATGCGGATTCAACAACTCTGGACGAGGTTGCGGATGTCCTTGGGACTCTGATAACTGACTTGAAAAGCAAAGGGGTCGTAAGCTAATGGCTGTCATTTACACAGAAGGTGAGAGCCTCGGTGCTCTCGGCGAGATCAACACTCCGGCCCAGCAAGCTTCTGGCGGCTATCAAACAGTCCCTGTTTATCAGCTTTCTGGCCAAGCTCCAACACTGCCGGATAATGCTCTTCTACAGCAGGTCTATGGCACGACAGCCATGCCGGCATTTGAGTGGGTCCGCTCCATCCAGAGCGGAGAGCGCACTTATAATCCGGCGAGTGACTTTGACAACCAGATGCTGGAGCAGTATCAGCAAGCAACTGGCAGTGGAAATCAGATTCCCGGGATGCCGAGCGTCACCGATTTGATCGGAGCTGTTGCCCCCGGAGCCGCTGGGATGGTTGGCCAGAGCATTGGTGCAGCGATTGCTGATCCTTTCGTTCAGCAGAGCATTGGCGGGGTTGCTGAGGCGGCTGGCACTAGCTTGCTGCCAGAGTTCCTCGGTGGGACGCCCCTCCCTTCCAAGCAGCTTTCTCAGGCGACGTCGGCTGGTTATGACCTTTTGAGCTCAGGAACTTTGAATCCTGCAGCAAGAACTGCAACAAACGCGGCGCGTGGTGGCGGACTTTTCCAGCCAGAAGTTGCTAACATTGACGTTGCACGTGCAACTGGGAACCTTGACCTTTATAATAAGCTGCAGGCCACAGACGGCGCTGTTATCGGAAGCTTCGAGGGGTCCACAGTCTATAATCCGGAAGTATTCAATCAGGTTGTTACTGATGCGCCAGCCTCCGGCTTGGCGACGAACATCACGAGCGAAGCGATCACCTCCTCAAGCACAGCCCCGACTTATCTAGAAGGTGTAGGCGACAAGCTTTTCGGCAGCGGAGCCGCATCAACTTGGACCTCTGCTGGTGTCGGTGCTGTTCTGAACTTCGGCGTCGGCCTACTCATGGGGCAGGATCCAGTCAAGGCTGCTAAGAGCGCCGGAGCTGGTGCGATCGGTACCGCGATCGGTACCGCGATCGGTGGCCCGATTGGAGGCTTTATCGGTGGTGCTCTCGGAGGTATGCTTGGCGGTCGTGTTATCTGTAACGAGCTCATGCGTCAAGGGTTGATGACCCGCAAGCAGGTTGTTCTAGATTACCGATTCACTCGTGATTACCTCACGACATATCATGTTAATGGCTATCATGCTTGGTCAATTTGGGTGGTCAAGCAGATGCGTCAGGGTCGTTTCGTTAAGACTTGGAAGCACATCGCTTGTCACAGGGCTAACGAGATCGCTTACATTTACGGCGAGCGAGATAAGCCTGACTACCTCGGAAAAGTTTATCGGAGGATTTTCGAGCCCACTTGTTGGCTGATTGGGCGCTTCAAAGAGAAGTCTGATTGGTCTGTCCTTTACACCCCCAAGGAGATATAAAATGGCACGCGAACCGATGATGCGTGGCGAAGAAGCCCCTACGACCAACCCGCTTTCCCTGATGCCTGCAGAGGCTCGTCAGGCTCTTATGCGTCCGTCCGAAGAGATCCGGGCAGTTCTTATGGCTCGCCTAGCGAACATGTCCCCGGAAGAGCTGCGTATGCTTGACAATGCCATCAGCCCGGATGTTGCTCGTGTTCTGATCCGACTCCTTCCTGAACTTCAGCAGATCGTTGAGCAGGTCGCCGGGAATCCTCGTGAAGCAGCACAGCCCCGTGAAGGAATGGGTGCACTGGGTGGAATGTGATTGAAATAAAATGGGCAAGCCCTTTCGATATATCATATATCGTCTCGTTGCTTGTCGTCATGCACAAAGAGGCTGAAACAGAATTGTCACCGATCAACTCAGAAAAAACTTTTGCAAAGGTGAATGAGGTCATTCATCGTGGCATTTGTTTGATCGCTAAAGATGGTGACAAAATTGTTGGCACAATAGGTGGTTTGGAGATCAGAGACTGGTGGTCTGATGAAAAGCATGTCGGAGATTGTTGGTTCTATGTCTCCAAAGACCATCGTAGCAGCAAGGCAGCAATCATGCTCATTAAAGAATACATCAAAATGAGTAAAGAG